TCAGCCTTAGTTGCTATCGCTGTTTGTATGCTTGTAAATTCAGTTGTAAACTCAGAGCCTCTGACTACCTTAGAGTCGTTACTAGAAGGAAGACTATCTTTTGCTCCGAAGTCAGTTGTTATTATATAATTACTCATTAAATTAATCTCCCCAGAAGAGCGTGTACGTCTATTTGTTGTATTGAATAAGGTGCGCCATTAATAGTTGACTCAATGCCTATGGTTACTACAGTACCGCTACCGCTTGTATTAACCGAAGGACGCTGTATGTCTATGCCTGTTGTGTAAAAAGATTCTTGGTAAGCAGGTTCTGCTACTGTAAGGTCATCCTTCCTACCAAACATTGCTGTACCGTACTCAGATACAGACGTATCCGATAGTTCAGTGTTAAAGGATTTCTTAATGAACCCACCACCATAGTCATATCCCCAAGCTAGTGTAGTGTTGGAAGCTACGTTACCGATAACTGTAATGTTAAACTTCTTAAGAAACTTAAGGTTAGTGGAGTTACCAAAGTTTAGTGGATTACTGTAGTAAGTCATAAGGTAAGAACTACCGTTGTCCTTATGTCCTTCATACTTAAATATACCGTCTGCTCTACCAAAGTAAACACTACCGTCCTGTAGTAAAGCCATGCTACGTGGATTAATACTAGACCATGTAGTTACTCTGTTAGCACCATCGGGTAAAGGACCGCGCATATCAAAGCAGTATATAGTTTGACTGTCCTGTAAAGACAACAAGTAGAATGCCTCATCTGCACTATAGATAGACTTAATAGGGTGAGTCTGTACTCTAACCAATGCAGTTAATTCATTACGGACATTGTTACTAATGTCACGCATAGGCATTGACTTTTCTTGTATAGTCCTACCAAAGCTACGTACACCATCTTCAGACAGGAATATAATGTCAGTACCTGTGTGTTGTACGGAATCTCTAGCAATACAACCTACGCCTTCTACAGTGTCATGTATTCTAAAATCAGTAGTAGTTGCACTAGGGGTTTCAGCATTCTGATAAACAATAATTGACCTTTTGCCAAATATAATTAGAAAACCATTATGTGCCGCTAAAGCAACAACTTCATCGCTACCTGTAGGAAAAACTTTACTTAAGTTTATAGAACCAGCCGCACCACTATGCCAGTTCATTCCATTAAGAGTATCAGACCAATATATAGTATGCTTGTTGCTTGATACATCAGCCGCCCATAGTTTCCCGTATGCGGCTATAACTTCGTTAGCTTGAGGAGCATAGTGTGAACCATCTACTACTTCTACAAGAGTAGTGCTTCCTGCTGTGCTTTTCAATGCCTTATGTTCACGCTGAAAGAAATAAACGTCATTGTTAAACGTAACTATCTTCCAATTATTAGCTGTTATAGTATAGTTTGCAGGAAGCGTTACAGGAGTTATTGTTGTAGTACCTGTAAATATTTTATTGTTACCTGCAGAGAATACTATTTTAGTACCATCGTTCTTAACGTACTCATGTACAGCCTCTATGCCTCTACTAGTGCCTAACTGTGTAGCTGTGCTAGAATGAGTAGATACTTCCGTATAACCCTTACGTGCGCCTATACGCCCATATTCATCAATGATACAGTTACTAGCGGTAGCCGCAAAGGACTGGTCAAGAGACAAAGGTGAATCCTGACTGTTAATCCCCGCAAATCCTGGGGCTTGTACTGTAATGTTCTGTAATTGTTGTGCCATTATTCGTATGTCCAAACAGTTTCAGAAGGAAACCTAGAGGCATCAAAGGCTACTGCATCTGCCAATGTAGTGTCCGCTAGGGCAAATAGTTCCTGCGAAGAAGTACCACCTGTCTCTCCACGTTCACGGGAAGCTAAGGCTATTGCATAGTTAATAACAGGCTGTGAAGGTACATACAGCTTATCAGCATCAAGAGTAAACGGGTCTGCTCTATCTACAATGTTAAAGCGTAATGTATATGCTTTGTCAGGCTTAGGGTACAAATCTACCAAAGCATTACCACTAGCATCTACACCATTCCAAGAGTAGTACAGAGGTGAACCAGTTGCAGGAGTCTGTGTCAAATAAGATTTGTTCATTAACGAAGAACTAATAGGACGCATAAAGTAGTTAGACGTATCATTAATGACATCTAGTATCTTAAATGAGTTATTAGTCCCTGTAATGCTGTAACTAAATACATCGTTAGTTGTTGTGACTGTTACTGTTTTACGTAGTGCTGACCAATCCCACGCATCTTCAACAATACGTCTACCATCATTAACAAACTCTCCTATAAGTTTTACATAGGAGTCTGTAGCATTTTCTACAGAAGATGTTTCTTCCTCTCGCATTCTACGCAGTACACTGTTTACTAATTGTAAGTAAGTCATTATCCATACCTTCTTAAGTTCATAAAGGGACTAAGCATTTCCTGTGTAGACTTAATCTCTGTGTCAAATTTAAATAGTTCTTTGTCGAATAAACCTTCGACTTGTGTTGGCTGTTGTGGTGTTGACATTAGTCCTGCTAGTAGCTTAGGGTCAAGCGATAGTTCAGGTAATTCTACGTCTATACTTGGTAAGTCTATATCTATTTCAGGTAAGTTTATATCTGGTGCTTTAAACTCTGGTAAGTCTATATCTAATCCAGTAAACTCTGGTAAGTCTATATCTATTTTAGGAAAATCAATATCTATTTCAGGCGGTTCTGGAATTTTTCTTACTAATTCGTCTATAGTTTTTATTGTAGGTCGTATTACGTTTTTATCTACAACACGACCACCTGCTCTAACAAAGTCTTCAGCCTCAGATGTAATGTCACTTATTGTATCAATGCCTTCTCCTATTGCTTTTATTGTAGGCTGTGTTATATTTTTATCTATAGCACGACCACCTGCTTCTATGGTTTCTATTACAGGCTCTACCGCTCCTAATACAGGTTGTATTACGTTTTTATCTATAGCACGACCACCTGCTCTAGCAATGTCTTCAGCTTCTGATGTGATATCACTTATTACACCAACTCCTGATTCTATTAATTCTCCCGCAGGACCTAAAGCATCTATTGTACTGCCTAACGCACCTTCCGCTAAATTTCCTACTAGTTCAGCGGCTGAAACCAAAGCCTCGCCCGCTTCTCCTGCAACATATTTAATTCCTTCTTCAGCTACGTCTCCTACAAAATCTTTAACTTCAGATTTAACAGAAGAGTCAAAAGCATTTGAACCTGACTTACCGTTAACAATAGCATCTGTTGTGTCTTTAGCTATGTTTTTAACAAAGCCGGGAATTTCAGTATCTTCATCCATTCCTAATGTAGTTTTAATTTTACCTATAACAGCATCTTCATCTATGTCTAAATCGTCTACTACGGCTGTACCAATTTGTTTAACAAAAGCATCTCCAAGTGCTTCGTCACCGTTTTTACCAGAGGCTATACCGCCTATAGTGTCTCCTAGTATTTCTTTTGCAGGTTCAGGTATTTTAGAAAAATCTACATCTATATCTAAATCATCAATAAAGTTTTCTGTTATATCTGCTACTTCAGAACCTATTTCTTTAACTAAAAAAGTTTTACCTGCAGATTTTAAACCTTCCTCTATATCGCCTGTGTTTACTGTGGTTTTAATACCTTGAAAAACAGGAGCAACGGGAGGATACACAACACTAAGAACATCTAATGTTGTGTTTATTGCTTTCATTTCTGAAGAAACTGGAGGAGGATTATCATAAGAATAATTACCGTACTGACCAAATTCTCCTATTTGTACGTTATCACCAGTAATATCAGGAACACCTATAATAGTACCTGTGTTTAGAGTAGTAGTTCCTGCTTTGTTTCCCCATCCCCAAGAAAAAGTTTTACCTAGTGATTTGTCAGTATAATCTAAAGCACCTCCTTGACGAGTAAGAAAGTCTTGCATAACAGCACCCTGAACATCCATAGCTTCTTTACGGACATCATTGTCAGGTAAGTCTTGATAGAATTTAATGTCTTCTACTGTATCAAAACTAGGCGCACCTTTTGCAATAAAAGTAGGGACACCTCTACTACGTGCCATATTATCTTCAAGATATTCTATGTACGCATTATCTGCGGCTACTTTTGCTTCCTCAAGAGTAGTGGGTAAAGTATATGCTTCAATACCCGCTGATTCTAAAGTATCTTTTGTTTCTTGTCTACGTTTAACATTAAGTTCGCCATACTTTTTAACAACATCCCAAGTGTCAGGATTAACACCGTTATTGTAAAAAGAGTTTTTAAAACCCTCTAACTCTGTTAATTCTGCATCTGTCCAAACATCGGATTCAATAAGACTGTTAAACTCAGATTCAAATCTTCTTTGGTCTGCTAATGAAGGTTCACCAAACATTTCAAAGTATGAAATTTTATATGTGTCTTTATCATAGTCCCACCCAGTACGCGGTCTATTATAAACACCTGAACCAGTGTAACCCATATTAGGGTCAAACGAAGAACCACTGCTTGTCATTAAACCTGAGCCTTGAAAAGCAGAAGCATCTGGTTGTGCATCAGCAAGTTGCTGTAATCTTTCTTTTTCTAAAGCATCTTGTTCTTTTCGTGCCTGTGCTTCTGTTTCTTGTGCTTGTTTACGGTTTTCTTCTTCTTTCTTACGGTTTTCTTCTTGTTGTTTTTCCCACGCTAATCTACGAGCGTCTGCTTGTGACTGTCCACGAGTTGCATAAGGATTTCCACGAACGTATGACATTAGTTATCCCTCTGTACTTTTTTAGTCTTCTCAACAGTTCTCATAGCACCTAAACCAAGCATACCCATCAGTACTGGCATCATTGTAGCCATGTCTAAAACAGGGATTTCAATGGTAGAATTGGCAAGAGCAAGCGTAAAATTTGCCATCGGGATAAGAATGTACTGACTCGCAAGTCCAATGCAACAAGTCCAACCAACAGCAGGTCTCCAACCCGACACAAAGAGGCTCTTATGTGACGCTTCTGTCTTATTAACTTCAAGTTGCGCTTTCGCAAGTTCCTGCGCGTGTTTTTCAGCCATTGTCGAAAGTTCAAAGGCGATGGCATTCTTCTTGTCTTTATCCTCTATAAATTTGTCAAGTAACCCTGTAACAGGTCCGATTAGTTGCTCTAACATAAATGCCTCACTTAAGGGGATTTGAGAGGTAGTCCATACCCTGCCACAAATCCTCTACCTCTTTGGTCAATGTCTTTAACTTCTTACCTACGTCACCAATATCTTTTGTAATAACTTCAGCCTTTGCTACTGTACCTTTTATACCCTCTATCTCATTAGCTAGCTTAGAAACGTCTGTATTCAATTCTAACAGCTTTTCTTGCTGACTTAGTAGTGTCTCTAGCCTTGTGCCTAAAGTGGCTAGATTCTGCTGTATGGGGCTTACATCGGGTATCTGTGTAGCTTCTACTGCTTCCAGTCTTGAGTACAGGCTAGAGGCTGTCCATACGCCACCACCTATTGTACTACCAATACCTAGAACTATGGCTATCCATACACCTTTAAATGATGTACCGCCAATGGTTAATTCCGTTTGCTCTAAACTCATAGTTCCGTACAGTCACTGTTCATAAAGCAATCATAACTATAGGCTGTAGGACCAGTCAAATAATATTCTGATTCACTACCTGCGGCTAGGATGTCTGCTTCCGTTACGTATAAATCTAAACCAATATTGTCATTACCATTAAGGTAAACTGCTGTAAGGTTTCTAGTGGTGTTATAACCCATAGCAACCCACTGTTGGTTAGAATCGTAAAAGATGTTAGTCTCTTCCGCTGTAGTGTTAGCATTCTCTATACCTTGCTCTAGGAACTCTACAGCTTCTTTGTTACCTGCTACAGATAAGAATGCACTAGCGTTATTAGCGTGTTCCTCAATGGAGTCTAGGGAGTCGTTGTACGTCTCTACCTCGTCCTGAGTGATTGTCAATGATTCTATGTTGTCAGCTACAAAAGTCTGTACTTCTGCTTCCTCTTGAGGAGTAGCGGCTGACTCAGATACCTCAGCTACTTCCTGTACAGCAATCATGTCCACTACTACTTCAGTAAATACATTAATGGCTTCATCCATCATGTCTAACTCTGTGTATGCTTTTTCCTCAAGTACAGTTTGTAAGTCACCGTAGGCTTGATAGTTTGACATACTAGACAAAGCCGCTGTGTACGCCTGTAGTTGCTCAGGACTGATGTGTGCTGTACCAGAGATAGTACCATCTGACAATGCGTCACCGTAGTATGCGTACTCTTGAGCCGCACCGACTAACTTAATGCCTCGGTCTATCTGGTCAACAATAGCATTGGAGGTGTTGATTAGGTTGTCTAGTTCACTGCTTTGTGCTACGGAACTTAGCACTAACAGAGATAATATCATCTTCTTCATCTGTGTCCTCTCCTCCAATGTTTAGTATAGTGTTGTACCAATCTTGTGTATCTTTGTTGTAGTCAGGTATGTATATTTCTGGCTGTCTCTTCATAACTAACATAGCACGTTTACCTACCACTAGCTTGCCGTTACTAAGTATGGGACATGGAGTACCTGACATAAACATACTCTTCCATACATCTACTGCTTCACACATACGGGCTACTGCGGCTACCTTCATGCCTAAGTCACTAAGTACCTTAGCGTCCCTACGTCTATTGCAGTTCTCATCAATTTTGTACTTACCTTCCGACCAACCTACTACCACGGTCTGTACTGATGACCCTATACCTTTTAAACACGTTTCAATACCATTGGACATATAGCTAGGTGTTATAGCTGAACCTACTGGTATTTCTGAACTACTCCCTGCACCATTATACGTGTTACTTGTTGATGTATCCTGTGTGCTGTTGTTACTATTCGTTGTGCTGTTGTCCCCATGAAATGTATTCAAAGAACCTTCCTGAGCGTTGTCAGCCAGTGTAACTACGCTAAACAACATTAACAAACAAAATAGTCTTCTCATTACTTTTTATGTACAATCTTCTGTACTGTATCTGATTCATAGATACGTAAACCTAACCAAATAATAGTGAACAGACTGGCTATAGGCGGTAGCCATGCGGCTACTGACATTATTCCTGTTGATGCCGCGGCTAAGTCTAGTGCTTGTTTTGCTTCGTTGGTCATTTGTCTTTCCTTAAATTGCGGCTATTATAAATGCTAAGAGTTCTGAGTAACGAACTCCTAATTGAGTTATTTCAGTTGCACCCTCTGGTGCGGCTTCTGCATAGTTGTATGTTTTATCTTCATGTTCCCACCAAGTATCAGAACAAAACATAGAGTAATCATGAGCGTCTAAACCTTCAGCAGTAAATGCGTCTTGTAAGTCCTGAGCAATAATACCAAAGTGTATACGAGCATTATCGCCTTTTTCTTCAACTGCATCATTAAATTTAAACTTACGCAATAAACCTTTAGCGGCTTTAGCTACTCTGGTCTCTGCCTCAGACAAAGTTTCTATCTGTTGCTTAGTGTTTCTATCTGAAGTGCTGATTGTAGATGTTGATGCGTATAATTGTGACCACCTAGAATTTGATTTCCCTAAACGCATTTTACCGTTATGGTTTCCGCCATTAGTTGTGCATGGTTGAAACTGTGAATAATTTGTAGATGTACCACCAAATATACCAAAGACACCTACCGCGATAGTGCCTTGCGACATGTATGTAGTTCGGCTATCCCCATACGAATTATTGGTTGTACCTATACCTCCGTGACTCTGATAAACATTGCTACCTTTATGTTTCTGTATTCCGTATATCATGTTGGGCGAATATGAATTTGTATTTATTGCATCATAAGTTTGACCGCTAGATGTGCTTTCAACAAACCCGCCTTTTAACGCGCCATTAATATCAATAACACCACTACCATTAACAGTCTTACCATTTAAAGATAAATTACCACCTAACTGTGGTGTAGTGTCCTCTACAACATTTTGTAAGGCTGAGTCAGCAGTAGTGCCTTGTGCGGCTGTAGCATAAGCAGACGAATCAAAAGCCTTAACTTGTGCTAGGTTAGTTACTTCTGAGTCCATCAATGCACCCGCGGCAGTAACATTAGCTGTATCCGTTACGTCTGCATTTGCTTCAATACCATCTAGTTTAGTATGGTCAGCATCAGTAAATGCGTTAGTGTCTGCATTGTTTTCATACGCTGTCTTTATCTCTGCATCAGTTTGGTCTGCAGTTGCACTAGCTTCTATACCACTTAGCTTAGTCTTCTCAGCATCTGTAAAAGCATTAGTATCTGCTTCAGCTTCATACGCTGTTTTTATTTCAGCACCCGTTTGGTCTGCGGTTGCGTTAGCCTCAATACCATTTAACTTAGTATGGTCAGCGTCAGTAAAATCATTTGTTGTTAACCCACCATCACCTACTGTGTACGTTGTGTTAGTGCTGTTAATAGTAAAGTTAGGATATGTACCTGTTACTGAAGTAGCACCTGTACCCGTCAAGGCTACTGTTTGGTCTGGCGAACTATTTGTAATAGTACCATTACTCGCTATAGAGATACCAGTTCCTCCTGTGAGGACACCAGTAACATTAGCGGCTGTTACGCTTGCGTCTGAACCATCAGCACCGCGTAAATCACTTGTAGAAAAACCTAACCCATCGTTAGATGTAAATGTAACGACACCTGTAGAGCCGTTGTAAGAACCTGCTGTAAACCCTGTACCGTTTGTACCGTTAGTACCGTTTGTTCCGTTTGTTCCATTAGTACCATTAGTTCCGTCAGTACCGTCAGCACCCGCAGGACCTGTTGCTCCTGTAGCACCAGTTGCTCCTGTAGCACCTTGAGGACCTGTAGAACCTTGAGGACCTGTAGGACCTATATCCCCTCTAGGGACAGTCAAAACACCCGTAGAAGCGTTATAGATTACTTCGGTATCTGCCGCGCCCGTGGCGGCTGTAAGAGTTAATATGGAGTTTGCAGAGGCTTGTGCAGAGGTAGCTGATGCTTCAGCGGCTTGCGCTTGAGCAGTAACTTCCTGTAGAAAGGAATTGTCCGAAGATTCTCCCGAACCACCTACACCTCTAAATATAGCCATGCAAAATTCCTGTAAAAAAAGAAAAGGGGAAAGGGACTCCCGAATGGAAGCCCCTTAAGTACTACTAAGCGTTTACAGCGATGTTAAATGCGGCATCTGGACGTAGAACAGCAGTACCATACAAAGTGTCAGCAGTGTATAGAGTAGACAGGAAATCCTGCTTGTACTGAGTCTGTGAACGAACACCCATTTGCTCCGCAAGAACCATAGAGTCTTTGTGGAACAACATAGCTTGTTTAACGTCACCACCTGCGCTGTTAGCCGCGGCAGTTTCAATGATAGGACAGTTAGAAGAAACAAAGATGTCAATACCGTATAAGTTGCCGATTTGACCGTTGTTTACAACTTTACCATCTACAAAGTCACTTGACGAATAACGGGTAATGCCCATGATAGCGTTACGGATTGATGGTGGTACTACAAGACAACGATTGTCCATAGGTACGTCAGCATCATCCATTTTTTGAATCAAAGCACGGAAACCTTCATCGTTGAATACGTCACCCGCGGCAACTGAGTCTACAGCATAAGCCTCAACACCAGTACCACCTGCAAAGTTATAAGTACCAGTACCAACGTAATCACCACCGTTGTCACCGAAAGACTTACCTAGTTCAAACAAGCTAGTGTCTACTTGTTTAGCTAGAGCGTAACCTGCGTCACCAGTGTAGAACTGACGAAGTGAAGACAATGATTGAGTCTCAGTGATGTCTTCAATTAGACGCGAGTACTCAAAGTGCTTGTCTAATGCGATTTGTACTTCGCCTTCAGTAGCGTTCTGTACAGTAACAGCAGTGCCTTCCGCTTTAGCGTGAGCATCACCACGAACAGGCTTAGGAATGTGAAGAGTATCACCTTTCTTGCCAGTCATGGATAGTTTCTTGACTAGGTTAGCTAGTACAAGGTTAGATTGATAAGCCGCAATAACTTCATCACTCCAGATTTCTGGGATGAAAGTAGCCGCGCTAGTGTTGTCTACGAAACCGCCATTTGCGGGATAAGTTGAATCAGTCATTTTAATACTTCCTATATAATAATATTAGTTTCGTACCCTCCCCTCTGAATATGCTTGCATAATCTCATTTGACAATGCTTGGTATCTATCGGGGTCAGTACGCATTAGTTTAATAATGTCTGCGCGTCTGTAGACTTTCTTGCCTCGCTGTTCACCACTACCACGGGCATTACCTGTGGATGCAGATTTAACAGCTTGCTTGCGTTGCTGTTTCTCATTGGCGGCAGTTTGAGTGACAACCTGTTGACGTTCCTTCCATAGGGAAAATAACTCGTCAGCGGCATCATAATCATACTGTTGGTCTGCCTGTACAAAAAGCTGTTGTCTAATCTTAGAACCCTTAATCCATTCAGCAAACTTCTCATCCTGCAAAATTCCCTGCATCTCAGGGTGTTTGGTTTGCAGTTTGTTCATTGCTGTAGACTGACGATATTGGTTGCTGATTTGTTCAGCTTCCTTTATCTTAGGGTGATTATTAATCGCTCTTTCGACTGCCTTGTCGGGGTCTGAGAAAAAGTCTACTTCTTCGTCAGCATTTGTTACTTGTGTTTCTTGGGTTGAGAGTTGTGTCTGGATGTAGTCATCTACAACCTTCCGCAAGTCACCTACTTCAGAACTTTGTTTACCTAAGAGTTTTTCAGCCTCTTGGTGCATCCTTACTATCTCGGCTGTTGACTTCCCTTGATACTTCTCAGGTATGTCTGATTCAGGTTGTTCAAGAGTTTCCTCTGATTGAGGGTCTTGTGCTACTTGGTTATTGATGTCATTCTCTTCTACGTCTTCCGTGGGACGCTCTTCTATTAGTCTTGCCATTATTAAACTCCGTGATTCATATCATTATGGAGGTGTATTAAGTGTAAGGGTTCTATGGTCAAGAGTTGTCCTTACGTTATAATGCTACGCCTTTGTTGCCTTCATGTGTGACTCTCTCTTTTTAACCCACTTCCGTGTTTCCTTCCAAGAGTCGCCACCGTTGATTGTAACAGGTGTAACTATTTTTCTAGCTATCAACGAACAATCTGGACATTGTACTTCGGTTGTCTCTGAATCTACAAACTTTTCATTGACATGTCCGTTGTCGCATTTGAAGTCAAACATAAACCTCATTAGTCTATTTCTACTTCTTCTTCATCTTGCTCTTGTTTAGCTGTTTCTATCTGTGCTTCTAGGTTCAGCATATTAGCCATGACTACAAGTTGTCCCTTACGAAAGTAAAGGTCTTTGTCATCTTGACAGGCTTCTACTGAATTGACGTTCTCAGCACTTCCCTTCATGTCCTGCATTAAGTTCTTCCATCCGTCTGAACGGAACATCTCTTCAAAGGAACGATAGTACTTCTCTAGTTCTACATCAGTCATTTACTGTTTCTCCTTAATGGACAGTCTTTATTGTTAATTTAAATAATATACTTAAGTATACTATAGGAATATTATACCATATTTGGTCACAAAAGTCAAGAACTATTTTCTATGTCTTGCTGTTTTCTTTGCAATCTTCTTAGGTTGTTTACTTACTTGTTTACCTGCTTTGGTGTCAGCACGTTTCTTCCGTGTCGTAGCGGCATATTCCTTCTTGGTCAAAGCCTGACGAGCCTTCTTGGGCAGATAGCGTTCACCTGTAGCTTTCTTACCCTGTGTGCTAGGCTTGCCAGACTTAGTACCCCACTCTTCCTTAGTCCACTTCTTCAGGCTTTTCTGTGACTTCTTTAGCGGCATTACCTGTACCCTCCACCTTTAGCTTTGTACTCCTTAGCGAGCATCTGTGCCTTCCTAGCAGACCACTGTCCTGCCTTACCACCCTTAGTACCTGCTTTAATCTTATTAAACAAGTTCTTACGCATGGTAGGCTTAGTGTAGTTACCCGCCTTATTTACTGTGGATTTCTTTTTAACAGGCATAATTACTTGCCTTTTTTCATTGGCTTCTTTTTAGGTTTAACTGCTGTCTTCTTCTTAGGTGGTCTTCCGACTTTACTACCGTATGTACCTTTACCGTATGGCATGACTATCTCCTCTTTACCATTTTGATTTATTTGCCCAGTAAGCCGCAGACATTTTACCTTTGGCTATATTCTTGGCGTGTCTTGCTTTAAAAGATTTACGTCTTGCTTTCTCAGATGCAGTCTGTGGGTTCTTACCTGCACCTGAAACTCCCTGTTGACCATAGCGTATAGTCTTAACCTTGTCACCTTCCTTAGCTACTACTACGTGAGACTTAGTAGGGTGCTTTGGTGTACGCTTTGGCTTGTTGTAGCCAGAGACTCCTGCTCTAGCTAGTCTTGGGTCTGGTTTTTTTGCGGGCATTAGGCTTCTCCTTGTGGGATTCCTTGAGGTCTCGGACCTCTGCTTCCAATTCCGCTAGTCTCTTGAATGTTTGGCTGAAGGCTTGGTTGACTTGCTCTATTGCTTCGTTGAACTTGTGCTGTGTCAGCATTAGGTTTTCCTTGTTCTTTGACAGCTACTTCACGTTCTTTTAGTAACTGCTCTGATATTTTAAGACGCTTCTGGAACTCTTTGTCATCCGCATCTCCCTCTTTGATATTGGTCGTAATTGCTTTGATACGGTCAATCTCAAGTTCCTGTGGTACAGCCTGAGCCTCTGCCGCAAGTTTCTGTGCGCGAGCCTGTGACTCTGTAGCCTGACCTTGTAATGCCGCAGTCTGTGACTGTTGAAATGCCATTTGTGCTTGTTGCATAGCTTGTTGTGCTTGCTGTGCTTGTGGGTTAGGCTGATTAGCTTGTTGTAAAGACATGATAAGTTCTTCACGGTTGGACAAGTTCATGTTGTCTACAATGGACATAATCAATTGTGAGTACATTGGATTGTCTTGTTGCATGGTCTGTAGTAACTGTACTAGTTGAGTAACTTCATACTCACGAGCAATGATACCTAGACTGCTAGATGTGTGGAACTTATAGTCCGCAACAGGATAACGCTCAGGGTTAAACTGCATATAGCGATGCGCGGCTTTAGTTATGAAGGGAATAAGGAATGATTCTTGGAAGTTAATCAATGTACGTTTATGACGTTTAATAATAGCACCGAGGCTCATAGAGATACCCGCGGCAGTTGACTCACCATTAATAGAACCAGAGATACCCGCTGAATCAATAGCACCTGTAGCTGTCTGTACCATCTTCTGTAGTTCAGCGGCTTGTGCAAACGTAACCTGACTAACATTACCAAAGTTAAGAGGCTGTAGGACTTCAGAAGGGTTGCCGTTGGTCAAGATAGTCTTACCTGCACGTACCTCAGCACGAGAACCTCTAGGCATACGTGTAGCATCGATAGCCATCATAGGGTGTATAGTCAATGCAAGAGCATCGATTCTGGCTCGTATTTCAGCGTCTAACGCCTTTTGAGAGTTATACCCTTTCTCACATACCCCTCTGCCCCAGAAACGGCTAGGAACGACATCCCACGGGAATGCAACGATTGGTCTGTCACCCATCATGTATGGATTAGCTTCCGCTTTAAGTAACGTACCGTCATTAGCAATAATAACAATAGCTTCTACGTAGTATGTATCTTCATCTTCATCAGGGGCGACTAGTTCTTCTACTTCTTCTGCTTCTTCTTCTTCTTGTGCCGCTTTTAATAGATGACGAGGTACTAAACCGTAGTACTTAGTTAAGCGCACTTTATCGTCTTCAAACACTGACAAATCTTTATCTGGTTCAATGTCAAAGTCTGGTGCGGCAGAACCTACATATACGTTACGATATACACCTTGTTCCTGTAACTGGTCTACTAGGTGTGTAGGTACGAACTCATCTACAGCACAACCTAATGCTTCCTCAATGGAGGTAGCTAGTGGGTCTATTAAGAAGTTCTGTGGCATTACTGGTCGTAGCTTTACGCAGGTCTTATCTACGATGTTGACACCAACTGCTTGTAAATCCCCACCCATTACAGGTTGTGTTGCAGGTTGAAACTCTTTCTCTTCCTCTAGGACTACCTCAGCAATCCCTGTACCGAATACAGCCGCGTTGATAAGGCACTCAGCTACGCTCTTACGTATCTTATTCTTTTTGAAATCTTTGTATAGGACTTCACGTAACATGGCTATATCACGCTTCTCTTGGTCCGCTACGTCATCCTCAATGTCAAACCACTTGCCACGACCAAAGGTAGCTTCCTCTAGTTCCGCAACGGATGACTCAACTGCTTGTTGTAAGGCAGGAGAGATAATCTTAGAGCGTTCTGTTTGTCTAGTCTTATCCTGTACCGCCCATTGTCCACGCCACAAGCGGTAGTACTCATCAAACTTCTCCGAGTAGTTAGACTCAAAGTGGTCACGCCAGCTTGTACATTTATCAATGACCCATCCTTCTAGGTCTTGCTCAATCGTTAGTTCCTGCTTGTCCTCTAGTAACATATTAGTACCCTGCGTATGTGTCTAAAAATTCATAGTCTTCTTCTACATAATCTGATGTGTAGGCTATGTTAGCCAGTTGGTCTATGTAAGCCAACGAATCAATCAAGTCATCATGTACAAGCTGATTAGGGAATTGGAATAACTCATCTAGGAACGTAGCATTCCATTCACCCTTGTTAAGTGTTATCTTACCGTGTTCAAACCTACCTTGTAAAGCCCAGACTACCCTATCGGTTTTCTTCTTGTTACCGTGTGTTAATTCTTCTATTCTAAAGAATCTATTGTTGGACTTCATTAGGTCTGAGATGTATGGGAATACAGCGTTCTTTAACGCCCCTTTCTCAATCCCGACAGCCACAGGTTGATAGTCCCGTACAGCTTCAAAGATTTTACGTGCAGTTTGTTCCACACCCCATCTACCATATATGATGTCAGCGACCCACCAACCTTCTTCACTTGCTTTAACAACTGAGATAGCCGTTTGGTCAAGTCGTTTAGTTTTAGTTGTAGCCTTTGCCACATCAGCGAAACCTGCCAAATCAACAGCAATATAGTACTGACCAATCTGGGGTTCTTCTTCAGAAAATTGAACGTACTCTTCTTTAAATAACTCACTGCCTTGTGCCTCAAAGGATGCCATGAACTCCTGACGGAAACTGAAGGAGGACATAGAGTTCTTAGCCGCTTCAATCTCTTCAGGGTCTAGTAGTGGATTATCATAACTTGTAAAGTGATAACCCGCGAACGTAGGGTCTTCACCGATACAAGCATACGTATATAAGTCATAGAAGTGATTACGTCCCATTGGCGTACCAATGAACAACGCATCACCCTTTTGGTCAGCTAGTGCAGGTCTAAGGATTTGCTCCCAGACCTCTGGTTTCATATCTGCATACTCATCCATAACAAGGAACTTAAGACTGACACCACGCATGGTTTCTGGTCTATCCGCACCTTTGAGTGCTATGGTTGCACCGTTGACTAGCTTTATTTGTAAGTTATTAACGTGACTGGAAGCTATTACAGGATTACCTATCTCAAGTAACACCTGCCACATAATGTCCCTAGCCTGACCCTGAGTAGGTGCAACGTAAAAGACATGACCCTTCTCAGTTTGTAATGCCCTGATGATTAACATCCAAGCGGCTAGACGGGACTTGCCTGTACGTCTACCTGCGGCTATGACCTTGAATCTAGTCTCATCTTCAAATACAGTTTGTTGCCACGGTAGTAACGAAACATTAAGTTCCGTCATTTAGTAGGTCCACATTACAAAAGGGGTTGTATCGTCAGGACTGCGGATATCAACATGGACGAAGCCACGAGCAACTCCCACACCTGTGAATCCAAGCGCGATAGCCTTCTCAACGATTTTAAAACGCTGTAAACCGTTGTTGACTTTAATGTCTGCGGCAATGCCTTGTGCATGAGTTCCTGTTCCTGGTTTTGCTTTCTTTGCTTCTACTGGGTGTGTTTTATCTCTATAGCCTGACGTTATTACAAAGGGAAAACCACAGGCTTCTCTGAGTTCATCTAACTTATCAATCAACTCAGAACTTATCTCATTCTTACCTGTGTACTGACAGGCAAACTCTTCTTCATTAAAGTACTTAGCCATTATTCTATGATTTCCCCATCGTCAATAGCTTCTTCATTGTTTGACACCACCGTGGTCTCTGCTCCACCAACTCCAGTAATGTTAATTTGTATTGCTGACTTCCCTGCGCCCTTAACGACATCATTCTCAAATACCGCTGTAGGTAATATCCTATCCATAACTAACTTCCATGCCGCGGCTTGATTCTTATGGTCATCGTTAAGTGCCGCATCGAATATTGATTCTAATACT